AAAACTTCAATCGAAAAGCCCGGAAAGTATGTCTCTGATGGAAAGTGGAGTAGCACTGCTCGATCAAAACAAATTGGTATTGCTGCAATCTGGAAAAGAATGCAGGATAAGAAGATTCTTAATTTCAGTTGCCTAAAATAGAGATAAGGAACACCGATATAATTATAGTATGATTGATATTAAGTTTAAGTGCGATAAGGCTGTTAATAAGAAGCTTCGTTCGTTTAATGTAGATAAGCGGAAGCTAGGATTGTTTCTCAACTATCTTGCTAATGATCTCGTACCGACGCGTAAGTATTGGTCTTACGATGTAGCTATTAAGGGTATTAAATCCGCAAGCTCCTCGTACTACTGGGGTGAAGATAAGATTGAGGTGGGTCTGATATCAGCTTGCTGCAATACTAAGCAGGAGAGGCGGGAATATTTTCTAACGTCCATTGCTCACGAGTTCCGGCATTGGGTGCAGGCTGTACTTCAGAAGGTGCCAGAGAAGAAGATTGCCTATTCCTCTAGAGATCTAATGGAGATGAATGATAACTACCTCAAGAATCCATGCGAGCTCGAGTGTCATGAGTGGGAAAAGCTGATGATTAAATTCGATGAGATGGTATAAATATTATTATGCGAGAAGAAGATACAAAGATTGCTGAATCATACCTCAACCAGGGCGCCATAGGTGGCATGCAACAACGCAATCCCAATAATGATAAATTTAGACCCGGAGACGATATCGAGAACTCCAATATAAAACAATTCTCCGGCTTAGTTGGTAGAGGTAAGGCTAATGCAGGTGGTATAATGTCGAGTGTTGATCTAGCCTCTGATAACGAGAATGAAGTATTTGGTGTTATCGATCTCAAGCATGAAGATACTATTAACACTCCTTCTAACCCTTCAATACTTATTACAGGTTACGGTAGAGTTAAGCTAGCTACATTAACAGATAATATACGTAGAGATCTAGCTGATCTATCAGAAGCACCTGTACTTGCTATCAGCTCTAAACTTATTGATCCAGATTCAGTATTAGTTCATAAGGTAAAAGCTCTCAGCCAAGTGATGCAACAAATGGATTCGCCTCAATATAAGCGTAAGATAACCCTTGCATCTCGCACAGCATAGGTTATAATGGTGTATGCAACACTATGAAGGTATGAATTACATAAACTGGAAAGATATTGACCAGTCTATTGAGGGTATTTTAAAGGAGCTACCTACCAAAAAGTTTGATACTATTCTTGGATTAGCGCGCGGTGGTATGATACCTGCTACGATCTTAGCTTATAAGACTGATTGTCACAACCTACAACAGCTCGGTGTACGTACTCGTGACGTAAAGAATATTCAATACTATGGTGCACCTCAATTAGCAGGTAATGTTCTCGTTGTTGATGATATTAACGACTCTGGTCTTACATTCTCGTCTGTAAAGGACTACATTCAGCATCACTTCGACCATGATGAAATTAAAACGATAACATACGCATCTCTTATCAGACGATCTAGTAGCTCATTCAATGAAGATGTTACAGGCCTTGTCGCTGATAATGATTCATGGTATGTCTTCCCATGGGACTAAATAATTGATTAAATAATTAAGTGAAAGCACGTCCATACTATTTTGAGATTAAAGACATGGTCGCGCAGTTTGTAGCTGCGTTTGACGATATCGTTATAGGTAGATTTAATAAAGATCGAGAAGAAGAGGACCGTATTAACGTTAGATATCTGTATGCACCTAAGCAGCGTGTAATGCACGATATTATCAACTTAAACAAAACAATCACTATACCTGCAGTAGCAGTTTCAATATCAAGTGTAACAAGAGATGCGACACGGGTATTCAACAAGATAGATGGCTTTTATTATAATGCGAACGCCGAGGGTAGTAAATCCGGGGATCAATATTCACGACATATTAAAACACCTATACCCATTAATTTAGAGCTTAATGTATCCATTCTAGCACGTTACCAGACTGACGTAGACCAGATATTGTCTAACTTTGTACCATTCTGTAACCCTTATGTCGTTATATCCTGGTACCTACCTAAGGCTTTTAATATGGCTGTAGATCAAGAGATTAGATCTGAAGTACTATGGAACGGTAATATATCAATGAATTACCCTATCGAGTTAACCGGTAATACAAAGGCACGTGTAACAGCAGATACATCATTCACGGTTAAGGGGTGGTTATTTAAAGATGAAGATCAACCAGCTGGTAATATATTTTACGTAGATCAGAACTTTGTATCGGAAAATCACATCACAGAGTATGAGTCAATGACCGGGGCATATATATCAGACCATTTAACCGAGTCGTTTGAAACATCTGCTTCACCACATGTTACTGGTCTGCTCGTCAACGGTGTTAGATTACAGGATCCTGTAGTATATGACACTGCGCCACCTGATGATCTCGAGATTAGCCTAGAGGGTATGAGATTTAACTTACTCGATGGCCTGGTACTATCAGCATCAGATACTAGCTCCCTAACTAGCGTTGATGTGTTTGATCAGTTTACGAGACAAGGACCTATATCCGGGCAGTCTATTAATTATACTGTCAATAGTGAAAACTCTGTTTCTGTAACACTACCTGTATCGAATAATCTTACAGGCACGTTTGCATTTGTACCATATAATAGTGCTGGCTGGGATACATCAGTTAACTCATATCTCTCTGCAACAGCTCCAGAAGGTGAGGATGGCAGGGGTAATAAGCCGATATATATAGAATTCCTCTAGTAGGTGCTTTATAATCACAAAAACAATATTAAATAATTAAGACTATGGCTGATAACGAAAAGAAATCATTTTTTAACTCGAACTTTATGAAGAGTGTAGCTAGCAGGTTACCTTATCAGACACCCAACGCGGAAGATCTTATAGGTGATCTGAACCCGAAGTATACAGAGTTTCAGGACACGGGAATTAGAAGAACAGAGGCGTTAGCTAATCAGTCAGTATTTTATAATAATGATTATAATAGTGTCGCTGCAGGTCAAGTTAGTAAGGAAGGTCAGTACGCTGAGCTTGTATATGCTAATATTGAAGAGAATAAATCCGGCAGATTACGCGATTATCGCATTATGGCTTCTTTTGCTGAGATCTCTGATGCACTTGATGAGATATGCGACCAAGTTATTAACGTAGATACTAACGGTGATATTATTAAGCTGAAATTTCGTAATACAGAGATAAAGGAGGAAGATCAGCTTCTTATCGAGAAAGAGTTTGAAAAGTATATTGACTACTTTTCTCTAGAGAGAAAAGGTTTCGAATACTTTAGACAGATGCTAGTTGAGGGTGAGGTATTCTTCGAGCATATTATACATAAAGAGCATACGAAAGAAGGTATACTAGGTGCTGTACAACTACCGTCAGATCTTATCGACTCAGTATATGATAATATACAGAATATGCTCATTAAAGGTTACATTCTACGTAAGCCTGTCTTCGACCCTAATAAGCCTGATAAGGTCGATAAGATGGAGTTTGTACCAATGGATACAAACCAGGTAACATATATTCATTCTGGTATATGGAACCAAGATAAATCATTCCGATTACCATTTATCGAAAACTCTAGAAGAGCTTATAGGCAGCTATCACTTGTTGAAGATAGTATTGTAATCTACCGTCTAGTGAGAGCACCTGAGAGACTGGTGTTTAACGTTGATGTAGGTAATATGGCGCCACCTAAGGCAGAAGCATATCTCAGAAAGCTTATTCAGCAATACTGGTCAAAGAAGACATTTGATGTTAACCAGGAGGGCGCAGTTCAGAAGTTTAACCCACAATCAATGCTCGACTCTTTCTGGTTCGCTAAGAGAGCTGGGTCTGATGGAACGTCTGTTACACAGCTACAAGGAGGTGCTAACTTAGGTGAGTTAGCGGATCTAATGTATTTCGTTAACAAGCTCTATAAATCATTAAAAGTACCGGTTAATAGGCTTAACTCAGAATCGGGTGTTTCGGATGGTAATGAGATACTACGAGACGAGCTTAAGTTCGCTAAGTTTATCATTAGATTGCAGCAGCAATTTGCAGCCGGTCTTAAGAATGGCTTCTTAACTCATCTCGAGCTTAGAGGTACTAAGGCCAAGTATGATATTAAAGAGCAGAATATACATCTCGAATTTAATGTACCAACAAACTTCTTTGAGTTAAGAGAGAATCAGAAGCTCGAACTAAAAGCGGCTAACTATAATAGCTTAGCAGCCAATGAATTTATATCTGCTACCTACGGCCAGAAGAAGTATCTTGGCTGGAACGAGAATGATATTAAGGCTAATAGAGAGTTACTACGTAAAGACGCTGAGTTTCAGTGGGAGCTACAGCAGATAGCTGGTGGTGGTCCAAACTGGAAAGACGAGCTACAGGTCGCTGGTGACGCTATGGGAGATGAAGCTGCTGCATTACAGGGTAGTACACCAGCTGGTATAGCACCTGATTTCGGTGGCGCACCGGCTGATACTGGTGGTGGTGCTGATACCGGTGATGAGGCGGCCGGCGATGCTGACGCAGGTGGTGATGCTGGTCCCGCAGAGCCTGCTATTTAAGTAATTAATTTAAGTAATTACCTACATATATAGATATTTATCTGTATAATTAGGGTAATGCTTGTATGTATACCTAAATATTATTAATGGCTAAATGTGACATAAAACCAGTTTCAGCGTTTCAGAGTACGAATCTTAGCAGTAAGATCGACACTTTTAATGAGCTGAGTGATAGGATTCTCAATACATTAGGCTACCCTTTTGTTAATATTGAGATTCACAGAGACAGTCTCTATACTAATATACAGATTGCTGTTGAGATGTTCACTAAGTTCGCCGGGTATACTCAAGAGTACCTCTTATTTGATAGTGATCTATATGTTTTAAATCAAGGCATTAAGTTAGATCACCTCTTTACTATTAATACTATCGATACATTCGGTCAAGATTATTTAGACGATGTAAAGTCACCGGATTTTACAAATAGACTCGAAAATAAACAAACTAACGCCACATATGTTGCTGCATCAGCGATACCCTCAACATCATTTACAACGAGTAGCGCTCTCTCAACAGTCTTTACTGAAGGTAATAGCCTATCTGCAAATGATGTTATTGATGGTACCATATATAACAAGATCATTGAAGACATACCATCTTTGAGTAGTTCATTTATAGTACAGCCTGTTAAGTCCTTTAGTGTCTTAGGTTCTGTATCAGGTGCTGATTCACCTAACGTTGATGCTTCATACTTCAATAGCTATGACTACGATGTAATGGACTACAGAAAGGTTATAGCTGTTCAAGACTTCGAAGAAGGTACGTCATCAGGTATCAATCAGCTATTTACTATTGAACAGACAATGGCTCAGCAGACATATTTCAGTTATGCTATGGGTAGTTATGGGTTTGATTTAATTAGCTGGTACGTTCTTGAGGATTGGATGGAGATGAGAGAGAAGCTTCTTGCTACTAAGCGTAGTTATACGTTCGATGACCGTACTCAGATGTTAAGAATGTATCCTCAGCCACGGTCTGGTAGTGGTTCATCTTCAAGATTCTATGGTGTTGTAAGTTGCTCCGTTGAACGACCTATAAGAGATGTTATTAGAGAGCATTGGGTATATCAATATTCACTAGCATTAACTAAGATCACAGTTGCAAATATCCGCGGTAAGTATGGTACAGTAACCTTATTTGGAGGTGGTAGCCTAAACTCCTCTGATCTTATGACGCAAGGTTTAGCGGAGAAGGCAAGTCTTGAGACTATGCTATATGAAGGTGCTCCAGGATTGGGTGATAATGAACCACCTATGTTCTTTGTAGGTTAGTGAATGAAGAAGAGTAAAAAATATAGGCAAGGTCGGTATAAGCCTATTAATAGAGAGAAGTATGTTGATAGCTCGGACCCAGTTTACAGGTCTAGTTGGGAGTTAAAATTTTTTAAATGGGCTGATTCTAATAATAGAGTGCTCAAGTGGGGCAGTGAGAGCATTATAGTACCTTATATAAGCCCGCTAGATGGTAGGGTACATAGGTACTTCGTTGATAACTTTATATTATTTCTTAATAGAGATAATAAACCAATGAAGTATCTTATTGAAATAAAGCCCAGTGGTTCGGTTACTAGACCAAAGACAACCAAGTCGAAAAAGAAAACTACCCTGATTTATGAGCAGCGTACATGGGTTGTAAACCAGGCAAAGTGGGAAGCGGCTAAGAGATGGGCAGATCAAAAGGGATATGAGTTTCTTATCTTAACAGAAAAGGAATTAGGTATACGGTAAGTTTATATAAAATTTACATTTATAGTAGAAAAATAGTACACATCCAATAAATAATTTGTATATATGGGATTAAATCTAATAGTCGAAACACCAGCTCCACGTGAGTCCTTCGAATATGTCGTTGAAGAGAGCACTACCAAAGGTAAGCAAAACCTCTTTATTAAAGGCCCTTATATGATGGCTGAAGATGTTAACCGTAACAAGCGTATCTACTCTCTCAATGAGATGAAGGATGAAGTATCACGGTATGAAGAAGAAATGGTTAAGCCTGGTAGAGCAATGGGTGAACTCAATCACCCGTCAACTGCTGATGTAGATTTAGAGAGAGCATGTCATATTGTAACAGAGATGTCTCAAGACGGTAATGTCTTTTACGGTAAGAGTAAAGTACTATCAACACCAACAGGTTTAATTGTAAGAAGCCTTATTAATGATGGTGTAAGAGTTGGTATGAGCTCTAGAGCGTTAGGTCAACTAATTCCTGAAAGCAATAGCGGTGTTAATCGTGTAAAAGATTTTAAATTAGTAGCAATCGATTGTGTTGCTGATCCATCCTTTCCAAAAGCGTTTGTTAATGGTATTCTTGAAAGTAAGCAGTACGTACTTAACCAGTACGGGCAGTTTGAAGAAGATTATGGTAATTTTGAAAAGACAATCGCGACTATGCCCCTTAAGAACCAAGATGCGTTTTTGAGAGAGAATATGCTAAAATTTATTAAAGGTCTATAATATATTATGAGTCAACAAGATACAAAAAAAGAAATCGTTAGATTCATTGATAGAATCATTAATAAGGAATATAAAACTGCTAATTCTCATTTAAGTAAGGCAATAAGCGGGAAAATTAAGACTAAAATGATAAATAATAATACAACG